TAGATGGCCAAACGCCTGAACACTCATTATCAAAAGCAGTAGGAAATGTAATAGGATAAGTTGTTCCATCATACACGTATACGCTTTTCTTGTATCCCCATTGGTTATATTCCAACGAATATACAAGTTATTTCCTTATTTACATAATACGGACTCCAATCTCCACTTAATCCAGCAAAATAACTTGCTTTATTATTTACTTTAGTCCATGGTGCATAGCTAGTAGGGCCGTCATTAAAACAAGCAACACCCGCAATGAAATCTGTACTATATGCTATAGGGAAAGGCAACGGATTATTCTGTGCAGTTTCTTTAGTTTTTACCCATTGGAGGGCATTGGTCAGGATTTGCCAAGAGCAATATAATAATGTTCAAACTTTGCAAATTCGATTTTGTCTAAACTAAGGCGAATGGCATTATCAAAATTGCTAGAAGAACGCTCCGTTGCTGATTCTAATATAGTGCCAACTCCTACATATACTTCCGTAAAAGCAATTGGAAATTGTGTAGGTGATGTATACCACATATCAATACGGCCCCTTTTAACTATTCCCCATTGGTTAGCATATTCCTAGGCATATCCAGCTTATTCCTGTCATGTAATCATCTATTTGTACTTTGAATGATGTTGACGTTTTAGCAATCACAGCACAAGTATGATCTAGTGCATCATTAAAGTTAGTGTTATTAGATTCTCCTACTGGAAGTGCTACGTATTTACCGTTGCAAGGAAGTATCAATGAAATAGAAATAATCCTATTAACATTTTTTCCATCTGCTATATGTCCCCATTGGCTAAAATCCAACAGCACCCCACCGTATAGATGTAACGTTATTTTGCGCAGACATATAAGTGAAGTTATTTATTGTTATTTCCTTAACAGCACTACTGGTCCAACTATCATTATCTAACGTTGACGGCGCTATGTTAGTGACTGCGACGAACGGAGGAAAAGTAAAAGGTATTATAAAGTTACTAGCTCCATCATATATAGTCCTAGCAACTGTAATGTCTGCCTTTCCCCATTGGTTACGATAAGCCTATAGCGATATAACTATGTCCATAAAATCTAAATGCAATATCAGTTGATGTTAGTTTTATTGCATCATCATAATTATTTCCACTTGGACTTCCAGTTGAAGGAGAAATAGACCCCACTGCTTTAAAAGGCGTACTAAATCTAATCGGTAATGTTGCTTTTGATTGATATTCTGATGTATTGTGAGAAGTCTGTCCCCATTGGTTATGAACCTACTGTAATCCAATAAAGCCCTGTACATCTATCGTCTACACAAGCTTTAAATGATGTCAGTGTTTTATCAATTCTACTAATAGCAGTTTCTCTATCTAAATTACTATCGTATGTAGGATTTCCTAAATATTCTGGAACTACAACAGGAATGTATTTATAACTATATGGTAGTAATAAGCTAATAGTAAATTGACGATATGCAGATAGATTATCTGTTTTATATCCCCATTGGTTATGTGCGACCTATATTAATCCAAAACCCATTATTTATAGCTTTTGCAATATGATTCCCAACATAACCGCTGTGCAATTCGAATCCAGTAGTAGTAATGTTATTTGCTCGAACACTAGCTTCATACAATCGCTTAGGTTCATCTTTCATCATAGTTACAGTGCCAAATATTTCTATATAAGAAATTAGATAAGATACAGCCGTTTGATTTTCTTTGAATTGTCCCCATTGGTTAAACTCCGATAGATATCCAATGTGTTACAAATCCATTTCTGCTATCACTATGATCTAGTACGAACTTATCATTTTTGTACAAACGCGTACCAGGACAGTTTACGCCTGCACCTTTACTTGCATAAACGCCGAATACCTCTTGAGTGTATGCAATAGGAAATGTAACCCAAACAGAATGTGAGTATCTATGAGCAATCTCAGCATTAGTAATAGTAGGGTCATTACGTGATTCGTTTTCAGCTCCCCATTGGTTAACTTTTCCCGACTGCTATGAAGAAATGCTCAAATCGAGCAAATGATATTGTTGTATTTGTGTACTTTATAGCGTTATCGGAGTTATTTGAGGATGGTCCTTTGGCACTATCTGGCAATCCTGTTGTGACTGCATATACATTATTGAATGCAATTGGGAAATTGGTAGTTTGCAAATACCATGAACTATCGTTTCCACGTAGTGATTTTCCCCATTGGTTCTATGGCAATAACTCAATGGCTTTGCGGAGTTCTCGCAATTCTTTATGCGTGTAGACTTTGGTCGTAATATCTCCATGCTTATGGCCGAGAATGGCACGAGTTGCAGTAGGAGATGCGCCGTATTTATCTAATAAGGTGGCTACTGTATGGCGACAGTCATGTGTTGAATGAGAACATTTGATAGCCGTCATTACTGATTTAAACTGCTTGCTAAATTGAGCATAAGAAACAGGTAGTATTTTATCAGATGAATCCTGATACAGAGTTGTAACTATTGGTAATATTCGACTATGAATAGGAATTAACCGATTACGGCCAGCCTCAGTTTTGGATTGACGTACTATAAGACATTTAGTGCGGAGGTTAATATCGTTCTTACATAACGATAGCAATTCACCGCATCTCATACCGGTATAAAGAAGTATTAGAGTGCCATATGTATCGGTAGTATTAAGGCACCATAATCGGTTAATTTGTTGACGAGTGAATGGCTTATGAGGATACACACTAACATCATGGCCAAGGTTTAAGAATGGAGTGTAATCTTTAATATCAACATCATTAACAATTGCATACTTCGATAATAATGAAAGTAATGTGCGGACCTTCTTGGCAGATGCATAAGAAAGGCCATTATCTCTCATATTATCAATCACGCATTGCATATCAGAATATTTGATTAAGTTAATAGGAATATTAGCAATTGATTGAATATGATCATAGGCAATGCGATATGATTCAATGGCTGATTTACTCACAATTCCAATGCGAGTAGGCAGCCATTTTTTATATAAACTTTTAAATGTTTCAACACATGCACTTTTGCGGTGCATGCGAAGATACGCATTTCTTGGGTAGTGCTTAACAGTACTATTCATATGTTCCTCCTTATTAATAACGAAAGGATAAAAGAAATGAATAATTATATCCACGTACTTGATGCGGAAGGTCGACGTATTACATCAATCGTCGATAGTATGTTAGCACCAATTGGTGAGAGTGCTTTACTTGAACAAGCTAAAGCTCAATATCCAGATGCGGCTGACTATGTGTATGGTGATGATGCTATGCTTGATGAATTTTTAAATGGTAAAGCATACGTAAATGGTGCTTTCATTGATATTCCAGTAACGGAATATGAACCGACAAAAGCGGAACGTATTGCACAAATTCGCAAATACTATGACGAACGATTTGCAACGTTAGACCAAGCGTTACTACGTAGACGGTTAGCTAATGTGCCATATGATGATTTACAAGCACAATTTAAAAAACTCAATGCCGAAATGGTGGCCAAGATTAAGGAGGTAAAATAATGGATAACTACGAAATCAAATCTGATGTACCAGTGATGCACTTTTGTGAATACTGTTGGGCAACTTTGAATGAGGACGGCACGTGTCCGACAGAAGGATGCGTGCACAATGATTTAATGGCTTTAGATAAAGAAGAACCATAAGGGCATGGGGGGGAGTGAATGGATATTCTTAATGATATTTTAATCATGCTCATAAGTGGGGTATCGCATGAACATTTAGTTAGTATGGGAGTAGTGATTATTCTAACCACTACCTTATTGTTTGTGGACACCATTCAGCGAATTGCTGCAGAAGTGTTGCGATATAACAAGGATAATCACAGGCCTAATAATCCTATTACATTACTAACAACGCTAACCTGGTATGGTTGGGGAAAAGGTCAGTATGTTGATGAAGCCACAGGCGAACGGCGTAGATATTTAATGAGTGAGCGCCTTAGAGGTGATTTATTAAAGAAACTATGCATACAATATCCGGCATGGATGATACTATCCATAGTATTTATTTCATTACCTGATATTCCTATTCCAAATACAGACCTATTCCTAGACCATATTTTTTCGTATGCGTTTATGTTGATACCATTTTTTGCTGAGTGCTGGTCTATCATTGAAAACTTACGAGAAATGGTGGAAGATGACTTAATTGACATCGGCAAGATATTCCAATATACGATTGAAATTATAAAGGCATGGAGGGGTAATGGATAAGTCAACTATCATTAACTCAATCAAAAAATCATATCAATCTGTAAGGGTGGCTAACTTCCACCCTACGGGTGTTCTTGCTACAAGGGTACTAGTACTAACAATGCTAGTACCTATTTTATTGGTAGTGGTTGAGTACATTATGGTGTTCATTCAAGGGTATGTATCTGATGATATGAATAAACTGATTAATGTAGGGATAAATATCATAGATCATATATTTATTCCGTCAGTATTAACTGCATTAGTTGGGTTCCTTGCATTATGGATTGATAAGGACGGAAACGGAATCCCTGACAAATTAGAAGAACAACCTAAATTACCACCATTACCAAACATGCCAGAAAGGAGTGATAAGAATGAAAAAAGGATTTGATATTTCAGCATGGCAAGAGAACGAAAACGGAACACCTTACTATGATGATTCACACATGCAGCAAGCAAAAGAAGAAGGTAATGAATTTGTAATCATAAAATTAGGTGAAAACTATAACGTTGATGAATTCTTTGAACAACACATCACCGCAGCATTAAGTGCAGGCCTTGAAGTGGGTGTCTATTATTTTAGTCATGCATACGATGAGGCAACAGCCGTGCAAGAGGCTGAATGGGTAATTAATACGCTCAATAGTTATGGATATACTGATTACCATTTGCAAGCTGGTATTTGGTATGACTACGAAGAACACCGCCAATTACGTAATATGATTAATGCAGGAGCATTAACAAGCCAAGGCATGACAAATTGCATTAGTCGGTTTGTAAATACTTTATGGAGTGCAGGGTTTCAAAATGTAGGTGTGTATAGTGGGTATTCCCTATTATGGGATGAAACATATGCATATAGCCAAATGCCAAGCGTTCCTGTATGGTGTGCACAATATGATTCACAATGTGATTATCCAAATATAAGAATATGGCAATATAGTGATTGCGGAATGGTAGCTGACAAAGAAGTTGATGTCAACTATATGTATGACTAGGGGGAAGTATGAATGACAAAATCAAAAACTTTATTCACGCTCATTACATCTCTATTCCTATTTGCATTGTCTTTTGTATCATTGCATGTATATGGTTCTACGCCGACAGGGCAAGTAACATTGACACCACAGGAATACGCAACGCTCAAAACGAACTTCGACACGTTAGAGAGTACAATCAACAATCAATTGAATACAATCAACGAGCTAGAGATGCAGTTGAAAGTAGCCAAACTCTCAACGAGCGAACAGAAGAACGAATTGATAGAAGCATTGAACTTAATACAAGAACAGAAAACGCAGTTGACAGAAGCACGGAACTTACTACAAAAGCAAGAACAGATGCTGAACGAGCAAAAGCTATCATTGGCCAAGGCCGAGATATACTTAGAGCAGCAGAAGAGCGAAATCAAAAAAGCGAAAATCCAACAACGAAACAGTAAATTATTAAATATCTTATTAGGTGGTGCAGTTGTTTATTTAGTAGCAAAAGATTGAGGTGATCCGTGCATCTCCATAGCGTGTAATGGTGGATACACGCAACTATCAACTATTAGTTGTCAGTTGAGTAGTAAAGTAATTGTTTATAACTGAATAGCATTAAAGGCCTATCAGCTTAGAATAACATCTAGGTTGATAGGCCTTTTTGTTTGTAAATGATATAATATAGGCAAGTAGTATTTTAAAAATTATGGGGGAGTATATGGATACTATATTAAATGACTACATCCAAGACTATTTGCATTCAGACAAATTCATAGAAATGTTAGAGTATTTTGTTGCGAAATATAATGAGAATGCAGATAGTATCAGAAAAAGCGGATTACATAAGAGTGCAGAATTTTTGGATGATGCTAAAGATAAATTATTAACGATTTTAGATAAAATAAAAGCTGGCGAAATGTTGGATAAATCTGATGCGGACATTATATTAAACAACATACATTTATCCGTCCCTAAAAAGAAATAATAGCATATAATATAAACAGCCTACCGACCTAGATATTCTCTAAGTTAGTAGGCTGTTTTTATTTGTAAAAATTATAAAAAACTATTGCATATAACACGGAAACGTGTTATAATATAGACATAAGGAAGGAGGTGATGCCATTGAAGAAGTTAAGGAAGAAAATAAAAAAATGGCTACCCTTAGTAATAGCTATCATCCAACTAGCAACTGCGGTGATAACGGCGATTAATAAAGAGTAACCACAGGGGGGCCGAAAAAACCCCCCCCCTCCCACCAACTATAACAAAAAC